ATTATATTTGCCGCATCTACTTGTATGCCTTCCATCCCAAGAGAGTATTGAAGGTCTGCAACATATTTTTGAGTGTCAGCACTCAACATGGCAGTAAATCTGGTTGTGTCAGCACTTAAATCTGCAACATATCTTTTTGTAACATCGTTTATCTTTGCCTGAGTAAGGGAATACCCACCTGCAATGTGTTGCAAAGTTTCGTTAATTGCGCCTGATAGCCTAGCCTCCATCTGTCCGTAAAAGGAAGCGTTTTGCGCGGCACGAAACTNATTGCTAGTTCCTTGGTTTAGCATTCTTTGTCTGCTAAAAGTTTGCGCGTCAGCCATAGCAATAGGAACAGCAACTTTTAAAACAGCATCCATTACTGCTTCTTGAGCCATACTAGAGTTTGCAAGACCTCTAGCGTTCATCACTCTCATTGCTTGCCCTGCCGCCGCCCTAAACACAGGACTATTTGTATCAACTAAAGAAAGCAACTCTGTTTGNAACAACTTCTGATCTTGGCCCATCCGTAACAACTTCAGACAACAAAGGCTCTACTGTTGATATTCCAACAGGAGTAGGATCAAAAGTACTAAGGTCTGGAGGCGCTGGCCCTTCGTATGCAATTTCTGGCGGTGCTTGTACTGGTGCTGGTGTTGCTGTTGTTGTTTGTGTAACCCCAGAACTTNATGGCCCAGAAGATTCTTTTTTTGCAGGGCCAGATAACAAACGACCTTCATTTTTACCATAACTTGAATAATGAGAAGCCCCATACTCAGCAAGACTAACTCCTTTTGCTTTCCAATTTTTGTTATAGTCTGCTTTTAAATCAGGGTATCGTTCTGCGTATTGTGCAAACTTAGGATTAGTTACTCCTTGAGCGCCAGAGGGAGTGGTAAAGTTAGCAGAGCGAGGATTTTTATTTGCATCATCAATTTCTTTTTGTCTTTGTGCGGCAAAATCTGAAGAATCTGTCATCTCTTTAATCCTCTTGATGAATACTGAACAACAGCACCTTGCAATGTAACTGGCTTGTCGTATATAGATTCATTTTTAATAATTACTCCCATTGTTTCTCCAACACCATTTATCCTTGCTCTTGCTTTATCAACAACAGCAACGCCTAAAGTGTCGCTATAAACGTCATCTACAGTCCACTCATCGTTAGTAACAGATATGGTGTAGTCAGATGTAGTAGGCACAGTGCCATCACCATAGTTGTACTCTGGTTGTATGGTAAGGGTTGTGTTAGTATCAGCGTTTAACTCTAGTAATATTTCTCTAAATCTTTTCTTCCTTTGTGGAGTACCGTAATGATGGTAAGCAAGCCGCACAAAAGATTGAACTGTTTGACCATCAAGAGATGTTCCTGAGTCTATTTTTCTAATGTACCCATCATCAAATCCTCCATAAAGAACTTCATCTCCATTAGCATCTTCTCCAGAAACAGCGCAAACAATTTGATCATTTAAACTAAACGGCAACATACCCATGTTCTTACCGTTTATAAAAGTCATAGCAATGCCAGTCTTATCATTAAAGTAAAGCCTGTATTGATTCTTATCTCTTACTCTTAATGAAGTAACAACTCTGTTTTTGTACTTCTGTACAAGAGGATCAATTTTTTCTGATATAACTGCTTGTTTAAAGTCTCCGTAGTTAAGAGTGGAGCCTAAAGAAACAATGCCTCTGTCATCTAAAAATATAGTTGTTTGTATTTTTTCTACTGTATTCTTTACCGCCCCTGTTCCAGTATAAAACTGAGTTAGGTTCCAGTCACTTCTAGAAGTTCCGTAAAGAATAAACGTGTTGTTTCTTCCAAACACAGCAAGAGAGTCTTTTGTTTCTACAGACATGCCTGTTATGTTGTCGCCTACTACAATTTCAGAAGCACCTAACGTGGTACTCCAAGTAGTTGGCAAGCCAAGAGATGAGTTTTGTAAAGAACCTTTTGGATAAGACAAGAATAGATGGTTCTTAAATACAATTACATTTTCAGGAGTGTCCGTAGTCATACCTGTTTTTATTTTTATAAAGGTAGTACCGTCCCACTCAAATGCATTGCCAACTCCACTAGCACCATACATTTTTTCTAAACTTTCTTCGCCTACAAAATTAAAATTTACAAATTTGTAGGAACCATTTGGTTCTATGGTTTGCTCATACAATTCGCCATCTGTTTTTGCAACGGTAACAGTAGATGGTTCTGATGCGCCGTTTACTAAAGCGCGTTTTACGCCGCTTACTTGTATCTCTTCATTGTCAGTCCAAGAACCCGAAGCACTAACAATAGAAAGAAAACCTACCGCATCATCGCTAGAATATGCGCCACTAGTTATAGTAACTTTCTTAACTGTAGCCGTGCTTCCAGAAGAAGAACCAACTATTGAATCATTTTCTTTTATTTCTGTAATGCCACCATCAAAAGCAATAGTAGACATTTGTATTTCTTCGTTGTCTTGAAACACTCCAGTAATAGAATCTATTACTACACAACCTTTTGCTCCAGTATCCCAGTTACCGTAATAACTGACTCCTTTGACAGTTGCTGTTGCTCCGCTAGTAGCGCCAGATATTGAAGCGCCAACAACTAGTTCGCCATTTGTTGTAGTAGTGTCAAAATTTAACGCATTGCCTAATCCAACCTCTAACCAACCAGTAGAAGAAGACCTATACATGCCAGTAGTAGCGCCCCCTGCTTTGTTCCTAAAGGCGTATATATCTCCAGAGTAAACCCAAACTCCTAGAACAGAACCTTCTCCGGGTACTATGTTTACTAAACTTCTTTGGTTTTCTATTCTTGCTTGAAGTTCAGAAACTAAAGAAGCATCTGCACTAGCATCCCTTGATACTGGGGGGCCATTAGATAGGGCAGTAGCATAGAGTCCCATTATCCAATCCTAAGAACAGACAATTGACCATAGTTTAAATAAATGTTTTGGCTACTTCCGTTGTTATGTTTTATTCTTGCATAGACATCAGTATATGTAGTGTGTCCAGTGCAATCAATAATTCCGCTCATGTTAAAATTAGCACCATCGTTAGCATTAGTAATGTATTCAATTCCTTTTAAAGCAGGAGAGTCAGTAGTGCTTCCTCCTGTGTTATCAGTAGAAACCATTGCAGTCCAAGTAATGTTTGCCGTAGCCGCTTGTTTTATGCATATGTTACAAGAAACGAAATAAAAACCTTTGTCGTATATTCTTATCTGGTCATTTGCAAAGTCAGCGTCAGTGCCAACTGTAGTAGAAGATACCGTTCCAGTATCTTGTGATACGTCCGACCCAGAAGAACCTAATGAAAAATCAATGGTTACTGTAGTTCCATTTCCAATTGCTTGAACAGCGGGAGTACCATCGCCTGCGGCATTATTTATACAAGCATATCCTCCCATTCCTGACTCTACATATTGTCGTAACATCTGTGCTGTAATTGCGCCAGTAGTATTGTCAGCAAAACTTGTGCCTGTTAAAACCGCTCTAGTTTTTCTTAAGGCTGTAGGTGTTCCCATTATGTATACTCCACGTTAAATGCGCTTCCAAATGCGCTGTCTTTGTTCAAAAAATATATTGTTTCGCCTTCTTGAAAAGTACCGCTAGTAGCAGTAAAATAAATATATCCTTCTGCATCATTGGTAGGAAAAAATCCTGTTTGACTATCGCCAGTAATATCCTCTACGGATACTGATAAAATAAATCCAATAGCGCCACTAGTTTCACCCTTAACCATGTCTCCAGATGATGGTATGTTTAGGTGAAAAGAAGAACTGTACGAAGAAGAAAATACTGTGTTCTTAGAAGAACCAATTATGAAAGGCACTCTAAAGTAACTAACCTCAGATGGCAGTGTTTGTCCATCTGCTCTTTCGTATCCGTCTATACGGCTGTATCTTCCTCGTATGTCAACCTCAAAATTTTTAGCGGCTATGCATTCTCCTGCCTGAATTGACAACACTGGATCAACAATATTTAACCCACCTTCAAATGGAAAATAATAGGTTTGAGTAGTTGGTCTTACTGCTGAATTTCTTAAAGTCATTCTGTAACTACCGTATAATTCATTAAGTCTGGAACTTGAGAGAACCTTCTGCTTCTTTGGTTTGGAAGTTGGTCTGCTTCTAGTTTTACTAATAAATCTTGAAACTCAGCAATAGAAGATGACAAAACTTCTGGAGCATCGTTCTGTTCTGCGTAGTATATTTTTGCTCTACAAATAATAATTCTGTGGAATCTGGCAGGAATAGAAGATACATCTGAAGAAGAAGACAGTTCAGTTGGATTTCTCCAATACTCTGTTTTTATTGCAGTAGAAGAATCAGGAGTAGGGTAAAGATCAATTACGTTATCTGGCTTTATAGAAAATATTTCTGGAGTTCCTGTTTCTACATTGCCGTACTTGTAACCGTCACGATACTCTTGCCACTTCATGTACTCTAGCCTTTGATAACTATCAGAGGTAGCATCAAAAACAATAGCATCTACATTCCACTGCATTAAATCAGTTGGAGAAGTAATAGTAGANGTTCCGGCAGAAGGAGAAATGCTTGCTTCAGACCAAAGATAATTCCAGTTAAACCATCTGTTTTGAATGTCTAGATCAGCATCTTTAATTTGTCGAACAATATCTTTTTCTTCTTCTGATGTAGGCGTAACACTACTAGGCCCTGTACCGGGAATGCCTACCTCCCTAGCCATGTCTTGACAAAGTTGAATATAAGTACTCATAAATTTCTCATAATTTCAGATACCACAACTCTTGGATCAATGTTAGCGGCACACAAAGCACCTCCAGTTGTTTCATCTCTGTTGCATGTGTTAAAACCAAAATGCATTTTATGACATGGATAGCAAGGACAATCTTTAGGAATTAAGGATGCAGTATTTGTCCAATGTTTTGTTAAATTTTCTTCAGAAGAATGAGAAAGAAATACAACCTTACGCATTGACTTCATACTAGCCGCATTTAACAAACCTGTTTCTGGCCCAACAACTACAGAACAATGATCTAAAAAAGCCATTGTTTTTCCTATAGTCCAAACACCTGATTTAGTAATAACCCTTGGTTCTTTTTCCCAACCAACCTCAAGAATTTGGCACATCTCATCACCAACAGTAACGATAGATACATCTTTTCTATCTTTAAGAATAGACGCAATCATAGCGTCATTCCAAGGCCACACTTTATGAACTGAAGAACCAGATAAAGAAACTAATATAACGTGCTTAGACTTTATTTTTTTTCTTTGTTTTTTAGCCCACTCTTTTTCTTCATCTGATGGATAATAAAAAGGTCTGTGACTAAAAGGCACTCCTGCTATTTTGTGAGTATGTTCAAGATAGTTAACGTCACACTTTTTGTGTATAGATTCTTGAGATTCATAATACCCCTCACTTGCGGGTATTTTATATTTCTGCCCTTTAGATTCAACAATCCTTTCAGGACTTAAAAGCAGGTTGCCTTCTATAGATTCTGACAATTGAACAAACTTATCAAAGCAGGGAGACATTTTT